CGATATGGAACGGCTCGAAGTTTTCCAATATCTTCATTCGGAATGAAGTGCAAAGATCCAGAAATCTCCACCCAGGTGTAATTTCTCATTGCACCCCAATGATAATTGAGAGCTTTGAATCCCCATCTCTCAACAGAAAAGACAGCAACTAATGGATATTCGTCATATATGATATCTGATGTTTTTGGAGAGTAAACAAAGGTATAATGTTTTCCAGCCTCTGGTGTCAGTTCGGTCTCATTATAAATTTCCATGATGTCAAGCATAATATCATCTGGATCTAATTTTCTATCAATTTTTTTAGATAGTAAATCAAATTTCTTTGACATTTTATTTGATACCTAACTCTTTTTCGGTGATTACTTTAAACTCTAATAATCTATCTTTACACCACTCTTGTGCAGCAGTCCACTTTGCTTGATTAACAGCATATGTTTTTGTTTCATATATGAATGATTTGGTGACTCTTTTGCCTTGTTTTGGTGGTCGAGTTTGTTTATCTGGTTTCACCTCAATAACGTATTTTTTTAAAGATCCATCTTTGTGTCTAACTTTAATGATAAAATCTGGATAATAACGATGAACCCGATTGTCAATCGGAGATATGTAAGGTATGAAGAATTCTTCTGATCCATATTCCAAGATGTTGATGTTTTGGTCGCACCATCTTAAAAATCTCAATTCCCATGAACTTCTATAAATGATATTATTAACATTACCCAGGTATTTTTCAGGATTTTGTGGATGAAATCTTCCTTGCCTGAATTTACCTTCCTCTCTCATGCCTACATATAATAAAAGGAACTACTGTATTTAGATGGGAGCACCAGTCGCTAAACTTATGAGCGAGGTCAAAGCAAAATTGCTTCGTCCTGCACTCACTTCACATTATGCGGTTGAAATAAACAGACCCTCAGAGACATTTAAAACTGGGCAAAAGTTTTATACTGATACGTATGTTCAAGACGTTATAAATTTGTCCTGTGCAGAGGCTTCATTACCAGGATCTAGTTTGTTGACACACGAATTGCAGGATGATTATATTGGAGTCACTGAAAAGATTCCATATAGAAAATCACATGATGATACTTTAAGTTTGACATTTTATGTGAATCATAATTATGATCAAATAAAATTCTTTGAAGGATGGATTCGTTATATTTCTGGTGAACCGATGGTCGGTGAATCCACTTCAGATACAGTTGCACAATCAACATATAATTATAGATTCAGATTCAGAAAACAATATGTAGCATCAATTTTTATTAATAAATTTGAAAGAGACTATGCATCCACTTATTTAAGATATCATTTTTTGGATGCATTTCCAATTTCAATTAATTCTATGCCAATATCTTATGATTCATCTCAACTTTTGAAATGCACAGTTAATTTTAGTTACACTCGATATTTTCTTAATCCAACTTCAGCACCTGTTTCACCAACAAACCCAACACCACAACAACCTACGGAATTCCCACCACAACCACAATTTGATAATCCTAAATTTGGTGTAGATACAACAGGGCAATTCACATTTTCCTCATCTCCTCTACCAACTAGCCCTAGCAGTTCAGCTAATCCTAGTTTTGAAGGGGAAGAAATAATCGGCGCACAGACCCAGTTGAATACCCCGTTGAACATCTTCTAAGAGAGGTGTGAGAGGTCCATTTTGAAAGGCAGAATGAACACTTTTTTGTCTGGCACAACTCCTATAAATAATCACACTGAAACATCTATAAGTCATCATGCCTTTACCACAAATTGTAACACCAACCTACGAGTTGACTTTACCATCCATAGAACAAAAAATCGAATTCAGACCGTTTCTCGTTAAAGAAGAAAAACTTCTTGTTTTAGCGATGGAAACAGAAGATACAAAAGAAATCACGAGAGCAGTAAAAACTGTCATTAAAAATTGTATTCAAACCAAAGGGATTAAAGTAGAAGATCTACCAACTTTTGATATTGAATATCTCTTTCTCAATATTCGAGGAAAATCTGTTGGGGAAGAGTTAGAAGTAAATCTTATTTGCCCTGATGATGAGGAAACTCAGGTTCCTGTAAAAATTAACTTAGAAGATATTAAAGTTAAAAAGGATCCAAAGCATACAACGAAGTTTAAAGTTGATGATAGTATTATGGTGGAAATGAAATATCCATCACTAGATCAATTCATAAAAGCAAACTTTGATTTTAAAGCAGGAAATCAAATGGATCAATCATTTGAATTGATTGCCTCTTGTGTGGATAAAATTTACACAGAAGAGGAAGTATGGGCAGCTGCTGATTGCACAAAACAAGAACTCATTGATTTTCTTGAATCAATGAATTCCACTCAATTTAAAGAAATTGAGACATTTTTTGAAACAATGCCTAAACTTAGTCATGATATAAAAGTGAAAAATCCAAATACTGGAAAAAGTAGTGTTGTCACATTGGAGGGTCTTGCTAGTTTTTTCGGATAGGAATGATTCATATTGATTTAATGAATTATTTTGAGTTGAATTTTTCCTTAATGCAGTTCCATAAATATTCTTTGACTGAAATTGAGAATATGATTCCGTGGGAAAGAGAAATTTATGTCACTTTTCTCAAAAATCATATTGAAGAAGAGAAAATGAAGCAGGAACACGAGAGACATTCAACATTCTAATGGCAAGTTTCAGGGGTCGTCCACCAAAAAGAAAAGTTACTGTTAGGGGTGGCACAGTTGATCCCAAGGAGTTTTTTGGTGCTGAAAATTTCGAAAAACTTCGTAAAGAAATTGCTACCGAAGGAACTATTGATGGCGAACAACTAACTCCTGAGGAAAGAAAGGAGGCATTTAAAGCAAGTCGAGATAAAGTTGCTTTTAAAAATTTTGTAGAAAATTTTCTAGGTGTAAAGTCTGAACCTAAAACACAAGAGGGAGGTGGATCTGGTTCTGATGGAACAGGAGCACCGCCGCCAGGAGGATCGAAACCAAAAATGTTGCCAGGGACAGCAGTTGCTCCTCTTGCAAGAGGGACGGCAGTTGCCCCTCTTGCACTTAGAACACCTCCACAAGGGCAACAATATGAACCAGAAGTTTCAAAAGTTAATGTAAAAGATGTAACTCCTCAAAAACCAACAGGTCTTCTAGGATTGGATAGTCTTGAAAAAAATGTTGCGATTATTAGAAAAACCGTTGACTCAATTTTTAACACTTTAAGTGATCAAAATAAATTTTTAAATAAACAATCAGATCTTGCAAGAAAAAAGGGGGAAAATCAAAAACGTGCAGGAAAGGAAGACGAAATTGAAAAAGGAAAAGATAACAAAATTAAAAAATCACTTGATAAAGTTGTAAAACCATTTAGTAATATACTGGAAGGAATTTTAAATTATTTGACTGCTATCTTTTTGGGGAGAGCATTTGTTAAATTAATGGATTGGTTTGGAGATCCAGCAAATCAAGGAAAACTTGAAACTATTGGTAGATTTTTAAAAGACTGGTGGCCAGCACTTCTTGGAGCATATTTGATTTTTGGCAATTCATTTACTAGATTTGTCATAGGGTTCGTTGCTAAACTTGGATTTTTCACAGCCAAACTGGCACTTAAAATTGTTCCAAAATTACTTGCTGCAGCAGCAAAAAATCCGCTTGCCGCTGCAGCAGTTGGTGTTGCAGCAGTTGGTGGAGCTGCACTTCTCGCAAATAAAATCACAGGACAAGATAAAGCAGCACCTGTTCAGGCAGATCAACAAGCAAAAGTAGACAGAGGAAAAGCACTGCCTGTTCAAGGAACCGATACCATGGCAGATAAAATGCCAAGCACTGGTAATCTTAAACCACCATCTCCAACTGGTTCTCTTCAAGGAGCAAGTGGTGGTGGATTTGTGAAAGCACTTCGTGGAGGCGGAGATGTCACCACAGAGAGTGGAACTGATATAAAAGGTGCTGGTGTTGATACTCAACTGATTGCTGCACAACCTGGTGAAGTTGTCATAAACAAACCAACTGTTGATGCTCTGGGATCAGACTTTTTCCTATCATTGAATAAAAAGTATGGTGGATCTAATGCAAATAAACCAAAACTTGCTAAGAATGTTCAAACTGCTGCTGGTGGCGGATTAGTT